CCAGGTGCTTCAAACATTTTATCAGATAAATCTTGACCTAATTGTGGATCCAAAACTCTTAGAATCTGTGAAGGTGTGGGATTTTCTAATTGATTGATCTTATTCTTGGTCTCCTGATCTATCTCTTCAGAATCATTAATCCGTTTCACGATCTCAGAGGTATCAACCTCTTCAATATTCTGCACATCTTTATCCAAACTTTTATTCAACTCATCCAATTCCTTTGTCAATTTTTCAATTTCTTCTTGCTGCTTTGTGAGTTCAGCAGGTTTAAAAAGTGATGTCATACTCTCATGTAATGTTTTAACTCCATTAAACACAGCACCTAATGCTGAAAGTGCACCTTTCCAAATAGGTTCTACAACATTGAGAGAACTTTGAAACCCTTTTATAATTTGAGGTAATTTGGTAAATAAAAGTCCCATCACAAGATATCCCAAGAAATTAAATAATCTGGAAGTAAAACTGCTTGCTATTCCACCTATCCTTGTTCCTATACCCCCAATAATCGGAATACTGCCTATTTTTGGCATTTCTATTCTCTTTTCTAAGAATCTTCTATTATCTAACTTTTCTTGTCTATCCAGTAAACGCTTCTTTTTAATATCTAATTTCCGTACTCTCTTATTTTCTTTAATAAGAATACTTTTAATATTAGTAACATTAAGTTTTAACTCTTGTACTTGTTGTTCCATTTATTAAAACTCCGTTATTCCTAACATGTCTGCAGTATGCCAGATAAGAGGATTACTATTATCTTGGGATCTTACCAAAGGAACCGAAGGTGTATTGGAACCTTCCAATATAGCCGTCTGTGAGCTATTCCTCATATTCGCAGTATTCTGCCGTATGGTATCCAGAACTGTGACATTAGTTTTCGTGACTGGACCCATATTACTTTCTAAGACATTTTTTACAGAAGGTTCTAACTTCTTCATTTCACGTTTATATTCTCCTTCCATAGTACCATCGCCTAAAGCGTCTGGAAAAACTAGATCACCAATCAGCGCGATTTTTAATCCATTCTTAGTAAAAAATTTAAGAATCTCCTTCAGCAGACCTTTTTGTTGATTCCTACTTATCTCTATTTTGTTTTTTTTATTAGGGGTCTTTATTTTGGTTTTTTTATCGGGGGTCTTTATGTTGGTTCTTCCATCGGGGGTCTTTATGTTGGTTCTTCTATTGGTTCTTCCCCCACTTCCAGATCCTTTTCCTCCTCTAGAGGAGGAAAAGGCTTTTCCTCCTAGACCCCATAAACTTCCTATTCCCAAAAGAGCACCAGCAAGTACCCCTAACCCCTTCAAGATCTTAAACAAAAAAACAAATTTTCCAAGTAAACTGATTGCAGCGACTATAGCTAACCCTGCAGCAATCTTTGCCCAATGATCCTCTAAAAATTTAAATGTTTTAGTTATAAATTCTTGATTCTCACTCAACCATTTCAAACCCTTAGTGGCAACTAAACCAGTCCCTATCAATGTAAAAAAATCTAAAAGTCTGGTCCAAACATTTGATACGGGTGCAACAATTTTAGATCCTAATCCCCCAAGAAAAGATCCACCCTTCCCCAATATTCCTTCTGCTTTTCGTTCAGCTCTAAACCTTTTAGCTGCATTAGCATCTGCCTTAGCCCGTTTTATGTCATTTTGTTCTTGAACAACTCTATACGCAAAATCCAAAGACAATTGCTTTTGTATTTCTACTAAAATTCTATTTGTCTCAACCAGTGTTTCTCCTATTGGAGGGCCCGCAGAAACTAATGAACCTTGATTAATCTTACGGCCACCAAAAATTGAAGAAGAAAATTTAGTTATCTTCGGAACTATAGATTGTGTTTTAAAAATTGAACTAAATGCCACTTTTTTGTTGCTGTTTTAGATTTTCTTCTTCAATATATTGTTGGAGAAGGGAAACATATATTTCTCTTTCCCAAGGTATCATGTTTTCTAACTCCGTTAAGCTATATTTATGGTGCTGGATCAAGGCAAAGTTTGTTCTATAATAGTTTTCCAAACTTTCATGAGCCAGGGCTAACTGAAAAAAGATGCCAGTCCCTCAATTACAACTTCACTATCAACCTTAGTGTTAGGATTAGTTACTTTAAGAGTATGAGAAAGTTTAGGCATCGTCTCAAAAAATGCCTCTATTGCTTTAAATTGACCAGAGTTCATTTGCTCAATAAATTCTTTCAATTCTTTTTTAGTACACTCAGTAGCATCCCATGCTTCCTCCTCATTATATACCTGCTTAATGCAAGACATAATTACATTTAAAGATTCATCTACCTGACTCTTTCCACTATCAGTTTCAAAATTAGATTCAATAAACTGGGCTAAAGATGGATATTGCATCTGCACAGATAATGTATCATCCAATTTAATAATATTAGAATGAGCAGGATCCTTTTGAACTTTAATAGAATCAATATCAATTTCTACCAAGACTTGTGTCTCTCCATCATCTGGACAAGTCACATTAACTTCAACGGTTTCCCCGACAGATTTAGCACGAACATTTAGAAACAAATATTCAATATCAAAGGTTGATAATTTATCGACCTTAATTCCTCTAGTAATAACACAGTTACTAATGACAGTTTTAATTGCATTAGTAATTTGTTTTGTATCTTCAGATTCTAATGCCATAATTAGAATCTTTTCTTCTCGGACTAAAAAAGGTCTATATTTAATCTTTTTATTACTAGATGGCAACACCAACTCATAGGTTGGTGCAGAAATTTTTGGTAAAGGCATAATTTTTAATACACTTCAGTAAAATTATTTATCAGCTAAATTTAAGCTCTATGTAGTAGGTTCATCACTAGGTGCCTGAGGACGACCTGCCATAATATAACGATCATATGCAAATTGTACGGTAACCTTCAAAAGATCCGCACCACCATAAGAAACCGGAATGGAAGTCATTGCCTTAGGAAAAGAATTAACAAATTCATAGGTAACATAATTATCATAATTTCTATCAAATTTTGAAATGGATAATATTGCACATTTATATCCTACAGTATTTTCCGAAACCCATGGATAATTAAACCGACGATAATAGTTATATGAATCTGTCCTCTGAATTCCATCTACTCTATTATCTCCCGAAATATAATCCATCCATCCCTCAAAAAATTTAAGGACATTATAATTTCTATCAATATAAAATGTAAACTCACTATCAACATAAAGACGAGTATGAGCAAATTGTTGATTAATACCTTGATAGTTATCCTTAACTTCTGCTGTCGCAAATGAACTTGTCGGAAGTGTGGCATCCGAACACATAATACCCACACCACCATTCACATACCTATCTTCCACCCCATAGAAATCCTTAAGGTAAGTCCCAAGTTGACCCGCAATTCCAGATATATGAACCTGATATTGATTTGTTAAAGATAATTTACTAATGTCAGTTCTGTTCAAAACTCCCATTTTGAACTTTTGGATTACCGCTGCCATAAATACCTTATATTATTTTTATATTATAAAGTATTTAGATGTCTTATAAAGGTAGATATCAACCCACCAATCCCTTAAAGTATAAAGGAAACTATAGAAACATAATTTACCGTTCTTTATGGGAACGTAAGTTCATGAAATACTGTGATAGGAATCCAAATATTTTAGAATGGGGAAGTGAAGAATTTTGTCTACCCTATAAATCTCCCTTAGATAATAAAGTTCATAGATACTTCCCAGATTTTTATATTAAAGTCCGAGAGAGTACAGGAAAAATTAAAAAGATGATTATTGAAGTAAAACCCAAAAGACAATGTATGGAGCCCAAACCACAGAAAAAGAAAACACGAACCTACATTTACGAAGTTCGTGAATATGCCAAGAATCAAGCAAAATGGAAAGCAGCAACAGAGTATTGTCTTGATAGAGGATTGGAATTTAAAATATTAACCGAAACCGAACTAGGAATATCTAAATGACATCCAGTTATCCCACCGATGATAAACACAACAGAATTCGTGGTGTCGTCAATAATTTAATAGGAACAGAGAAACCAGAGGAATTGATGCTGGAAATAATGGAAGCTCTCAATAATACAGTCACTCCCGTTCCTGATGTAGGAAAGTATTATACTTTTGTATATAATCCCAAAACTGCAAATATTGAATATGATGCCCATCCATTAGTCGCAGTAACTGATCTCTTCCGATGGGGATTCAGAGGTATCAATTTTCATTGGGGTAATTATAGACAATATACTTGGAATGAAGTCATAGGTCAGTTATATGAAGTCTATCCAGAGGAACTGGCAGATGCAAGAGAAATACC